CGAGATAGCATCTAAAGCGAAAGTTAAACTAAGTGTTGATGACTACATTAAACGAAGTAAACAAACTACGAAGGCGGGAGCATTGATGTCTAGACAAGCGCATATGGAACTTATTATTAGAGATGGTATACAATCAAATCTTGGTGATATGATTCTTTATGTTAATAACGGAACAAAGGCAACCCATGGTGATGTTCAGAAAGTTAACAAACCAAAAAAGGGTTGGAGTGGTGATCAATTATCACTTTATTTTACAAACACTAAGGTAGACCCAAACTCAATTGAATCTGTGGTACAACTTAATTGTTATCGTGTAGAACCTTCGGATTTAGAAAACAACCCTGAAATGTTAGGTGAGTATAATATCCAAAGAGCGATCACAACTTTTAATAAACGAGTAGAACCATTATTAATTGTGTTTGATGATGAGGTAAGAGATAGTTTATTAATTAAGAATCCTGAAGATAGAAGTTTTTATACGACGGAACAATGTAAACTAATAAATGGGAAACCATTTAGTCCTGGTGATCAAGATGATATCTATGAAAATCTTATTAAGATGGAACAAGGTGAAGTTGATTTTTGGGAATCTGTTGGTATTGATCCTAACTATATGTATGAGTTAGCCGAAGAAGGGTGGGAGGAACACGTTTAATTGTGTTATCCCATCTTAATACCATCGGAAGAAAGGATATACCAAATACCATCAACCAATTGGAATTGTACGCAAGCACCCTTCTCAATAGATAATTGATCCCAATCCTCATCAATTCTATTTTGATCAGGAACAATGACACAACTGGTTAAAGTTTTGATGATTATCTTTTCAGTGGTGGAGGAATTAAGTTCTATTTTACAAGTGTCGACATCTTTTACGATGATTAAAGTTTCTCCATTTGTAGAATAGAAATCTTGAGAAACAATTTTTGTTTTTGGTTCTTCCATTATTTTTTCCCCTAAGTGTATTATTTTCCTTGACGGTCGATTCATATTAGATAACATAGATTTGGCGAGGCATAGCCCTGAATCTTAATTGTTTGTTAAGATTCTCCGCAAGTAAAGCTTCTCGCTCCATAATTTTTTCAGGACGTAGTCTTGTTAACCTTCCATCCGCACCAATTAATTCGTCTATTAGTTTTGTTTTTTCATCCTTTGCTTCAGTCGCCAAAGATGTATAGTCCATCGTTAGATCTGCATCAGGTGTTTTCAAACTACCACTAAACTTACCTCTAACTCTTGATAGAGTTTCTTTACAATAAGCGGTGAACCATCTTCTGATCCATATTTGTGCGGGATTATTAAGATCATCCCAAGATAGTTTATTATATGGTACATCTGATGGTAATTTAATAATGTCAGGGTTGTCCGCCAAACACTTATCTCTATCGCCTTGAGACGTATCATAATACCAATACCATACACGACCTTGCATTAATTCGTTATCACCAAAGTCAAATTTACCACCTGGTGTTTGCATCAAGTGTAATGCTTTTTTACCACCCGGTAATGCTGTGATACGATAAGTTAAATCACCCGCAATCATTCTTCGTTGTATGTTGATTTCTTGCATTCTCAATAACATATCGAACGCTGGTGTTAAATTATACGATCCACCTACGTTACCCATTTGTGCGTAACCCGCAGGTCCTGATATACCACCACCCGCTAATCCACCAAAAGACCACGGATCCACCAAGAGATTATTTAATGTTGGTGGTGTAAACCATAAAATCTCATTGATTTCACGACCAGCAGGTATTTCATAAATCTGTTGATTTGCTTGTAGTTGGATATAATCTTTCTCAAGTACCCAGTCCCCACTTGCTTGTAGACCTACAATTTTTGAGTAGGCGTATTGATATCTTTCTTCGTAATCTAAACTTTTAGTTAAAAATGCTCTTGATAAAGATTGTGTGTCAAGATTTAAGTTATATAGAGATGTCCATTGGGATTCTGTTAACCAATCCTGTACGTATTGAGAATAATCATCAATAGAATATTCCAATAATGTATCCATCATTTCATCTTCTAATTCTACAGATCTTAAAGGTGCACCTAACAAATGTCTTACCTTTTGGTAGAATGGGGTTCTTTCTGGTTCAGATATAATAGCCATAGAGTTTTTCTCTATAAATATCTATTAATCGGTAATAATTTTTTGATATTTGGATTTCAGAAATTTTACAACCTCATTAATAGAGTCGTCATACCCAAGATCTTTTAGTTTGTTTTTGAAGTATTGTATTCTTTCTTTAAAGAACTCAGCCTCTTTTTCGGTGTCTTTTTTAATAGTTTTTTTAACAGGAGTTTTAGATGTTTCCTGTTTCATATCTAACTTAAAATTACTCTTAAGTGGCATTTCATAATAATAAATGAAGAACGGTGGGAATTTTTTTGGATTACCAACTGTTAGCATTCGATTGTAGTCGTTTCTAAACATAATGTATCGGTTAGTAGATCTATCAACATATACGATCACATCCACGTTCTCACTCTTATATTTAGTTTGATTGTGCCAAGACGCTACTTTGAAATAATATCCTCGTTCACCACTATCATAAAACTCAATGTCTCCTTCTATGAAGGGTTTTATTTGGAAGTATATTGGTTCTTCTCCTTTTATTTTTAAAACGATGTCTTGTCCTTTTTTTCTATCGTTAATATCACCCGAACAATGTTCATAAATTTCATAAGTAATACCTTCTTCTTCAGGTTTTAGATTATATATCTCCTTAATGATCTTCATGGCATAAGACTCGTTTTCTTTACCAATTAGTATTGTGCCTAAGTTTGGTTGTACTAATCTATCGGTATACATGCCCTCATTAGAAAACAAATCATATGCGTGGTCTTTAATCCATGTTTTGAAGTCTTCCTTACCTTCAGTGTCCTCCATCCAAATTTTTTGCATTTCCTCTTTGACCTTACTGTTGGTATCAAAACGGTTTATGATGGACCACTGACTTGTACCACCATTTTTTCTCTCGGAAAACTCACCACCTAATACCCCTATTTCAGTATTACACTTTTTTGTTTGTAATCTACCTAAACACCCTTGTTTGTATTGTTGTTGATAACATCCTTCGTATTGTGAATGAATTAAATCCCTAAGTTGTTTTGGGGTATAAGGGAAATTTTTCGCGGCTTTATTTTCAGTTAATACTTTTTCTGTATCGATATTTTCTTTCAAAGTTTTTTTCTTTGTCTTTGATTGGTAAAGTTCTTCAACGAACTCCCAATTCACATGGTTCCAAAATTTAGAAATGTATTCATCTCTTTTGTTTTGGTATTTTAGATAATAAGCGTGTTCCCAAACATCAAGACCTAAAAGTGGATATCCACCACCTTTAACAACATCCATTAAAGGATTGTCTTGATTTGGTGTTGACATAATTTTTAGTTTATTATCTTTACCCAATACTAACCAAGCCCAACCAGAACCAAATCTTGTTTTAGCGGATTCGTTAAATTCATCTTTAAGTTTTTTAATATTACCAAAATCAGATTTAATTTTTTTTGCAATTTCACCTTTTGGTATTTGTTTCTTAGGTGATAACATTTTCCAAAACAAAGCGTGATTAAAAGCACCACCACCATTGTTTCTAACCTTATCGTCAAACTTACTTATAGATTTAATTATCTCTTCCAAATCCATGTCACCATCTTTACCTTTTAAGGCCGCGTTTAATTTTTTAACGTAACCTTTATAGTGTTTGTTGTAGTGTATGTCCATTGTTCTCGCATCCACAAAAGATCTTAACGACGCGTAGGAGTAAGGTAATTTTTCAATACCTATTCTTTTCATTTCAGTTAAAATGTCTTTTCTGAGATTGTGAACTTCTGTTAATAATATTTGTTCACTGATAAGATTTAATTTTTTCTCAATACCTTTTGACTCATAAATTTGTTCGTCTAATTCAGGGTATTCTTCCTCAAACATCTTCATCAACTTACCTGCTTCAGCATTTGCTTCGTCTTCGTTTTTACCGCCGATGTTTGGTCCGTGTTCTCTTTTAAGTATGGTTCTTTGGTATTCGTGAACCCATTCATGAGCAAGAGTTCTTAATATGTCTCTATTAAGTCTACCTTTAGTTAACACCTTAAGGAGATTACTTTCACTTCTACTTCCGGTAGTCATACTACCAGTTCTTTTTGGTAAGAACTGAATTCTAAATGTTTCAGTGAGTGGGAAATGTTTTTGTAAGAACGCACAAAACTTTTCTACAAGGTCTTTGTGCTTTTTATATTCTTTATCAACATAAGTTATTGAGACTTTCATTAAACATAAATATTAACATTTATGAAAGATTAGTTTCGTTTGTTAATTAACTTTAAGATCTCCTCAACAACATCTGCAGAATTGTAAGTCATCTCATCGCCCATTACCGTTCTAATGATTTCTTTTTTCTTATTTAGAATATCGTAGATTGCTCCTTCTATTGTGTTATCAAACAATGGATAATAAACTAATACGTTTGATTTCTGACCATAACGATATGCCCTATCTTCAGCCTGAGCATGTTCAGCAGGAACAAATGATAGGTCATTCATAATAACAACCTCAGCGGCGGTTAATGTTAAACCAACACCCGCAGCCTTCAGGTTCCCAACAAAAACTTGAACCTTTTCGTCGTTTTGAAATAGGTCAACAGCCTGTTGACGTTGTGAGTTTGAGCAACTACCGTCAAGATAAACCGCTTTTTTACCAAAATGTTGGTATATACTTTGGAGTGTGTCTGTAAAGTTTGTGAAGATAATAACTTTCTTACCTTGTTCTAAGATGTTCTCAGCAAACTCAATAGTCTGTTTAACTTTTTCATTTGCAATTACTTTTCTAACTTTCATTAACTTTGAAAACTGAACTGTAAGTGATGTCGACTCATCGGGGTTTTTATCGTACCAATCGTAGTACTCACCCATTAAACCTTCGTATTCTTTTGATTGTAGTCGTAGATATACTGGTGTAATAATTTTATCAGGTAGATCTAAAACATCTTCTTTTAATCTACGAAGAATTTGTTTTGAGGTTCTGTCTCTTAACTCCTCAAGGTTTGATGCTCCCGTCACATTCCAAACCTTACGTTTACCTGCCGTGAACTGATAACCCTGACAATAACGAATCGCATAGGCCATCCAATTCTGAGCAACAGGACTTTCGATGAGGTACAAAAGGTTATAGTAATTCATTGGTCTTGAGGTCATCGGTGTACCCGTTAATAACCAAACTCTATTAATGTTTTTAACAAAATGATTAATAATTTTGGTTCTTTGAGCCTGTGCGTTGGATACCATATGGGCTTCATCCAAGATAACTAAATCAAAATTACCCTGATTTAGTAATGACTTATCCTTCTCTTTTGTATCGTGAAAATTTTTTAAGATATCATAATTAACAATCACAAAGTCGTGATCCAATGAAAACTTCTTACCTTCAGATATAAAAACCGATCTATCTGTGTAGTTCGCAATTTCTCTTTGCCAGTTGATCTTTAATGATGCCGGACAAATAATTAGAATTTTCTTAGCCCCCGTTTCTAATGCAGCAATAATCGTTGCGGTTGTTTTACCAAGACCCATATCGTCGGCAAGAATAAATCTTTTTGACCCCGCTAATTTTTCTATTGCGATTTTTTGGTGTTCCAATGGAGGTCTGTGACTATACTTTGAATAATCAACTTTAACTTCTTGTACATTATGACTTTTAATTAATGCGGATTTAGGTACCCAAAATTCACTTAGAATATCTTTCTCAAAGAATTTTCCCCACACATGATATGATTTTTCTTTTTCGACTAAAAGTTTCTCAATGTATATTTTTTCAGGAACATTTAACAAATACCTTTCTTCCGCAAACTTTTTGGCAAAGTATGTGTCAAGATCAACCCACTTTCTTGCAATTTTTGGAGTTGTATTATGGTAAGTTGTGATATAATCTGATTGGGATCTTGTGGGGTAGAATTTTTTATTAGATAACTTCTTTTGTTGTAGATACAGTATAAAGTTATTAGCCCCCGAATATGAATCAAGTATGTCTAATGCCCTATGTTCTTTTAATTGTTGTGGTTTTTCCAAAACTACTTTTAATTAAAAATAATAAATAAAAAGGTATTTATCAATAAAAGCGTATGCAAAGCAGAGTTCCGATTACAAGATTAGGTAAGTTTTTTGGTTCCGAGGATTTTGAATTAGAAATCGATATGGGTCAAGAATGGTTGATTGGTGACCTTAATTTTACGTGTGTACTATATCGTGTTGATAAAACAAAAAACAAAGTTGACGATGTTTATGGTGAGGCATTAGAAAACGGGATTAAGTTTTTGCCTCCTGTTGAGTTTCAAGCTTATGTTACAATAGCCCCATCTGAAAACAAAACCATAGGGTCATCTAAAATCTCACAATCAGAACCTGGTAATATTACAATGTCTGTATATAATAAAACATTAGATGACTTAAATGTCCAAATTAATTATGGTGATTATATTGCATATTATGATAGTGAGAACTTTGTTAGATATTATACGGTTGTTGATGACGGTCGTGTAATTTCCGATTCTAAACATACATATAAGGGATATAAACCTTTTTACAGAACTGTTAAAGCAGCATACGTTACACCTAACGAATTTATGGGACTATAATATGGCACTACCAAAAATAAAAAAAACACTTCCACTAAAATATCCTAAAACTCTTTTACCAAGAAGAGAACAAATTAAGGATATGATAACTCAGGATGGTACTTACCTTCCTAAGTCATTACTTCATGCGGATTTGGATCGTGGATTTTTAGATTTTGTTAAAGAAAAATTACAATGTATAGTCGAAGGTCAGGTAGTTCCTACTGTGGATATTTTATTAACAACTCAGAACTGGTCACAATTTGTTGAGACATGGGATTTCCAAAATATAGATAGTAATGTTGAACCACCATTCATTACAACAATTAGAACTCCTGAAGTTAAGTACGGAAACAATCCTGCAGTGATGTACAACATCCCTAACAGAAGAATGTATTACTATATGAATGTACCGACTTGGGATGGTAACAGAAATGGTATGGATATTTACAAAATACCCCAACCAGTTCCTGTTGATATCAAATATACAGTTGCGATTGTTTGTAATAGAATGAGAGAAATTAATAAGTTTAATCAGATCATAATGCAAACTTTTGCATCAAGACAAGCATATCAAGTTATTAAAGGTCATTATATTCCGATTATTAATGATGGTATTTCTGATGAATCAGTTATGGATTTGGAGAAAAGAAAATATTATATTCAGAAATACGATTTCACAATGATGGGATTCTTACTTGATGAGGATGACTTTGAGGTTGCTCCCGCAATATCAAGAGTTTTCCAAATGTATGAAGTAGACGCGTCACCATCTAAGAAACGTCAGAGAAAACCAATCCCTAACCCACCGCAAGAAGTCATATACCTTTACCCAACAGGAGTTACAGAATACACTAAAGTATTTGAATATACCGCTAATTTAACGGTTGTAGAAACAAATAATATGGCAGGTTGGCAAGTTTATATTAACGGAGATTTATATGGATATGATTTGGATACCATCCAAATTAACACAAATGATGTTCTGTATATAACAGCAACTAAGAGTTGGGATGGAGCAGAGTCGTCAATTAATTTTTCAGTTGATCTACTTTAGTTTTCTCCGTAGATATCTTTTTTTTCCTTACATTTTTCCATAATTAGACCCTCTAAAAACTTATACATTTTAAGTCCTCTCTTATCACAATAGGTTTTAAGTACCTTGTGAACTTCGGTGTCTATTTTTAAATTTTTTATCTTCTTGCTATTATTATCCATGGGGTAGAAAAAAGGCAGAATAAAATCTTACCAAAATATAAATACTTTTTAATATGTAAAGTTTTTGTGGTTTGACCTAATATTTATTATTAAAATAAATGAATAAAACAGAAAAACTTTAACATGGCAACAAACAGTAAAGTATTTGTATCGCCAGGTGTGTACACCTCTGAAGTAGACCTAAGCTTTGTGGCGCAAAGTGTAGGTGTAACGACATTGGGTATTGCTGGTGAGACACTGATAGGTCCAGCCTTCGAACCTATTTTTATTAGAAACTATGACGAGTTTACTACTTATTTTGGTGGTACTTCACCCGAAAAGTTTGTAAATACTCAAATACCTAAATACGAGGCAGGATATATTGCAAAAGCATATCTCCAACAATCTAACCAATTATTTGTAACCAGAATTTTAGGTTTATCAGGTTATGACGCAGGACCATCTTGGTCTATTAGAACTGTAGCGAATGTGGACCCAACAACAATTGGTCTTTATTGTTTAAGTGCGGTTACCTCATCTGCAACTTGTGACACAACTTGTGTTACATTTAAAGAACAGGATTATATTGTGACTTTTACAGGATGTACTAATGACATCACAAGTGTAGGATTTACAAGTGCGTTTCCGGCAAACCTACAAAGTATACTTACAGAACAGTATCAATTATTTAATGGATCTACAAGTACAATACAAGAAAACCTACAATCATTAGTTTTTGATATTATTACTTCAACCACACCATCAACTGCTGAGGATCAAGATATCTATTACTTTGGTTCAATACCAACTACTGATTACGATGCTTTAGTATCGTTAGGTTATACTGCTTCCACAAATGTATATAATGTACCATCAGTGTCTTTAGATTCTAATGATTTAACAGATTCTCAAAACGACCCTTGGTACTATTCATTATTTGATAATAATGGAAACAACAATTATTCAGGTATTTCTTTTACCTCAATTGTAACAGGAGTAACTTCAATATCGACTTCTAACACATGTGCATCTTTCTACAATTATAGCAGCAGTGGAAACCCTGGTTCAATTACTTACACGAACCAAACAATTGACGTTTGTTTACCTTCAGGGTTTACAGGATCACTTTCAGGATTAGTTGCTAACTTTAGTGCTTGTACTACGGCGATTACAGTTTCATCTGTAACACAAGTAAGTGGTGTGACTCCTAATAACTTCACATCAGGAAGTATTGTTTACACATTAGTTTCTCAAGATGGTTCGGTTACAACAACTTATACTGTTAATGTTTTCACATACGACCCTTGTAGTCTTTGTGTTTATTCAGGTAATTCAGGTACTCAAGATATAGGTGGTATAACAACTTGTTACTCAGGTTCAGTTAATTTAGGTATGTATTTCTTCACAGGTACATCTTACTCTGATTACGATAACGTAGTAATTAGTACATTAAGATCAAGAGGTATCTCAACATATGGACCTAACACAAGAAACCCAGCTTGGGAAGTAACAGGTTTGACTGATGTATCTTTAACTATGTCAGGTCAATATGTCGATGTTTTGAAAAACCCTTACGCTCCTTTTGCTGTTAATGTTACTAACAAGAACGGTCAAAACTTTACGTTCGAAACTTCATTTACACTTTCAGACCCTAGTTACATAAGTAAAGTATTCGGTATTACTAACTTCCAAAAACCAAGATTAGATACTCCATTATTCTGTGAGGAGACCTTCCAATCATTCTTAAGCTTTGCATATAGTAAAGGTTATATTAGAGGGTTGAATCCTGAATTAATTGCTTTAGATTCAGCTCAAAGTGGGGATGATAATTCTATTGGTTGGTATTTGGATAGATGGCAAACACCTAGTTCTCCTTGGACAGTATCTGATGGTGACGCCGCTAATACATTAATTAAAATATCAATTGCGGATTTATCTTTCGCCAACTCAACATTTACAGTGTTGGTAAGAGATTATTTTGATACGGATGCTAATCCTGTAGTTCTTGAGAAATTCACTAACTGTAGTATGAATCCGGCTCAAAACAACTTTATCGGTGTTAAGATTGGTACATTAGATGGTGAGTACACTTTAAACTCAAAATTTGTAATGGTTGAGATTAATGAGGATGCTCCTGTGGATGCAATACCTTGTGGATTCAACGGATTTAACTTTAGGTTATACGCTGGTGCAAGTTCACCATTCCCAATTATCAAAGGAAAATATGATTTCCCTGGTGAAGTTATCTATAACCCACCATTTGGATTGAGTACAGGTAATAATAACGCAACAACAAGTGCGGGTGATAACATCAGAAGAACTTATCTTGGTATTTCTAACACAATTGGGTATGACGCTTCTTACTATGAATATGTTGGTAAGAGAAATCCATTGAATAGTTGTGATATCGAATCGATTCCATTTAACTACAGATCAACAGGTTTCCACATGGATAAAAATGCAAGTGGTATCACAATCGGTAATGAATTCTCAACTGCGGGTCAACCAAGATTCGTAGTAGGTTCAGATTCATTCATCACAGACCCAGATAACCCAACAAATGTATATTACAGATTATTTGCTCGTAAATTTACATTCTTGGTACAAGGTGGTTTCGATGGTTGGGATATCTACAGAGAGTGGAGAACCAATACAAATGAATACGTAATCGGTAGAACAGGATTCTTAAGAGGAGCATGTCCTTCAACAAGATATCCAAACGCCACAGGTTGGGGAGCATTCAAACAAATCGCAATCAGTGACGGCACAACTGAC